CAGAGTCGTAGGAAAACCTGATAATCAGATCGTCTTCAGACAGTTCTAGTCCCTGTCGTTCGAAGGGGTGATCGGGGAGGTCTAATACTCTGAGATCGGGGTCCAACCAGTAGTCGAACGAAACGGCATACGTTTTGACTTGTTTGAGACTGGAAACTGGTATTCTCCAAACCTTTCCCAACCTGTCCCACTTGGCTCCAGCGATATTCTTGATAGCCCGGACTTCATCAGCGTCATACGGACTATCCAAGACGATTTGATCATCATGGAGAAGGATCTTTTTTTGGTCGTCCATGGATACAATGTACACCAACAGATTTATTTTCCAACCGGGTTGTGAGTCGATCGGACCTCCGATAGTATTATCCACAACCCAAAGGAGAGTCTAAAAATGTCACACGAGTTAGAAATGAACGAAGCGGGAGATGCCAGTTTTGTCTGGCGCAAAGAGGGCGGTGCCCCGTGGCATCGACTCGGCACGCCAGTTTCCGGTCATCAGACCGCAGAAACGATTCTACCCATGGCGGGAGCCGACTATCAGGTCACCTTGCTGCCGGTCCAGTACACCACCCCAGATGGGGAGTTGATGGACATGGAAGACAGGCACATCACGGCACGCGTCAATGACGACGGTGGAGTCGTTCCATTTGAAGTAGTCAAGGACCGATATCGGGTCGTTCAGAACGAAACCGTTCTGGAAAAGGCTTTGAACGTCTGTGGCGCGTCGAAGGGTGACGCCGTCATGGACACCTGCGGCGTTCTTAAAGACGGCCGCGAGTTCTTCGCCACCATTGACCTCGGCACATTGATTATTGATCCAACTGGCGTCAACGATAAAATTGCTCGGTACCTCGTTGTTCATACGAGTCACGATGGCACCACGCCAATCACATATGCGAATACAGACATTCGGGCGGTGTGTAAGAACACGGTCAGGTTTGGTCAGTCTGTGGCAAAGTCCATCGTGACAGCACGACACACGGCGAACTACGACAGGGCATTGGAAGAGGCGAACGAGGTTCTCCAGATTTCATCCAATTGGGCGAGGTCGTTCAAGGAAACCGCAGAACGTCTGCTCGCAGTGCCGGTTCCTGCCGGTAGCCAGAAGATTGACAAGATCCTGAATGGCCTATGGCCTGAAAAGGATGCCGATACGGATCGGAAGAAAGATAACCGTGCCAACACGTTGATGTTGGTTCGTGGTCTATTTACCAGCGACAAAAATGCGGCAGGGTACGGCCACAACGGTTGGAGCCTGTTCAACGCAGTAGGCGAATACTACGACCATCATTGGTTTGATGACGCCGATCGGAATGCTAAGGCATCCATGCAAATCGGTAACAAGTCGTACAACATGAAGACAAAGACGGCAGACCTGATTCTCGATTTGGTCTGATGCCGCATATAGAGGATCCCAAAACGCAACTTGATTTGATGCTGGATCAACTCCATGAGTTGAATCCTGACGCGTTGCGTTTTGTGGATCCGACCTTTGATGAAGCGATCATCGGTATCGGTTGTCAATATTCAAAGAACCCGGTCCTCGTCTATGACGAAGAAAAGATGATTGAGCATCTCGTCTGGACAGAGGGCTGGGACTTCGAAGAGGCATACGACTATCTATGCTTCAACACGTTTAGTGCGTGGGTGGGTGAAGGAACTCCGATCATCGTGAAATCGATCAACGACTTCTAATGGCACCGTGGGCACCTGCGGCCAACATCCTGTTGGACGTTCGGATGAAGAAGGAGGCCCAACGTCTGGCTGACGCTATGGGCGACGGTAAGGGGCGTAGGGGTTCGATCTTGCAAGGCGGGGGCGACTTTCTCGGTTGTCTAGGAGAACTCGCTTTCAAACAAATGCTCCAAGACTCCGTATACGGTGAGCATGGTTATGGTGGTGGCCCTCTAAAGATCAAGCACGAGCCAAATGCTCACTTCGATTTGGATGTTCAAGGGATCAGAATCGACGTTAAATCGAAGTGGTCCAAAGGTATGCCCAAATACGATTGGGAAGGCAGCGTCGCTATGGGTCGTGAGGACGACAGCGACCTACCTCAGAATGTGGACGTTTTTGCGTTTATGCGAATTCTCTACCACGATAAGGACATGATCGGCAAAATGAAGGTCCCGGGAATGGTCGGCTATTTTTGTGGGTGGCTACCAAAGAGGGAGTTCTATAAGAGGGCGGTTGGAATCAAGAAGGGTGAGATCGACTCACGATCGACCAATTACAATAAATTCAAGTCACACAAAAGCCAGTGGAATATCTATCATCACCAATTAAACCCGTCTTTGAGCGAATTGCTGTTTCCGTAAGAGTTCCCACCACTACTACCAGTAGTAGTGCTACGCTTTTTACAGGGAGGTCAGCATGAACATTTGTCCAACCTGTTATACAGACTTAAGCGATCAAATCGACAGTGGCACCACAACGGGTCTTTGGCGATTTAGGGTTCATTGTCAGTGCGGAGATGTCCTGATTTGGGAACGCCGCCGATTACGCCTTTTACAGGAGCCTGAAAAACAATCCGTTTTCTAGGTTCCGATTTTGGTGTCCATGATCGTCTGAGGAATCGTCTCTCGGCATCAGTCGTCCCACCCCAAATCCCAACCTCATGGTTGATGATCGCATAGTCCAAGCATTCCAATTTAACTGGGCAGAATTGACAGATGGCATAAGCCTCTGTGCGTTTTTTCCTCTGTTCAGGATCACCGCGAAGAATGAAGAACAGTTCGGTGTTTTCTTTTCGACACCTTGCTTCGTCTATCCACGCGTCTAAAGAGTCGTCTTCCATCACCTTCCCTCTTCTAGGTTTTGATGAAGTCAAGAACAATGAATGGCCATTCGTCTTCATTCCCTCGTCGCATGCGAGTTGGCCACTCCCTTTGATCTCGCATTCCACGGTAATGCTTGACCTCCATCACATCAGGATCAGTTGGATCTGGAGTAATGGAGATTCCGAATTCCGACCAACGACTCCACACAGCAGAACCGAAAGGACGCATTTCCCTACTAGCACCAGACCCCAGTGGGGCGTGGTGTTCAAGCCATAGAGCGCAGCCGTATTCATGGCGGATGTAGTCAAGGAACTTGGCGACTTCAGTGCTTACTGATTCGGATGTTCTTCCACCGGGATCTAAAAAGGTTTTATACAACGGACCCAGAACAAGAAGTTCCGGTTGAATCTGATCCACCCATTCAATCAGTTTGTTGCGATCTTCCGATTTGAGTACATCTAATCCATCAGGCTTGACAACAAGATGGGCTTCCATGTCGTTTGCTCGTCCAACTTTTTCAATACGGTTGTAAATTTTTCTAGCGGTTCTTCTGATGATTCGTTCAGGATTTTCAAGATCCACGAACAGGGTCCTCACTGCTGGCATCCTGTCTCGTTTAAATGGATGTATCCCAGCGGAACACATAAGTGCGACCTGTCGCGCTAGATAGGTTTTGCCAACACCTTCGGCAGCAACAACGATTACTCGTTCCTGACGTTCTAGAAGGCCGGGAATAAGCCAGTCGTAGGAATCATCCGAATCCTCTTTGATCAAAGTAGCCCACTCCACCAACCTTCCCCTTTCCTCTATGGTGCTTTCGTCGCTGTCGAAGCGATCCAATAGGCGTTGAGCCTTATTGATCCTGACGTTCAACGGTTGGCTGTGATCTAGGTCCTTGAGGGAATCAATGTAATCGGTGAATTCATCCCTGATTTCGCTGGCAACGATTTTCAAATCACTCAGTGACAGCCCGGCACCCATGTGATCCGAGATGTCTTTACCCTGCGCTGGCTTGAAAACCTTTACCTTTGCTTCGGCCTTTCTAAGTTCTGATGCCACATGACTCGCATGAGCCTCCCCAGCCGCATCGTCGTCAGCGATGATAATGATTTTCCCATCGGCCAAGGATTTGGTGTGGTGAGGTAGCCACTTGTCTTGTCCCTCGGCACCTGCTCCACCGGGATTACAGGTTGCTACCCGGCCGTGAGATTCCAGCGTGTGAACATCCTTTTCTCCCTCAACAACGTAAACAACTCCGTTTTCGGCTAATTGCTTTAGAACCTGTGGAAGACGGTAGAGGGGCTTTTCTATGTTTTGAGTGCCCCATTCCCACTCACCGCTTTCATGCCTCTGTTGCCGAAAGGTCTTTTTCCCTAACTCATCCTTGAAACGAAGCACCCGCATTACGGGATTACCATTAGCATCCTCGTAAACGTAGGTGGCTTCTTTGCGTAATTTCTGTTTAGGTTTATCCGATTCTGGCCACAGGTCATTTGGTTTCAGACTGATGGCGTCGCATATGTCACTGAAAGAGCATGCTGCACCGCTGTGACAGTGAAGAAGAACCTGCCCCTCACGCCCTATCCCTATGGTGAGGGAAGGCTTGTCGTCGGCATGGGCTGGACAGCACGCCTCCCAACCGCTCCCGGCTTGACGGACTTTGTCCAGTCTGGAAAGAACGAGATCAACCTCAGGTGTTCGATCCACCTAGATACCTTTCTTTTTCAGCGCTTTCAGTAATCTTGCTATAGGCGGAGAGGAACAGTTCTCTATCGGAATTCGTTCTCAATCCAGCAGCATTGTTGGGAAACGATCTCATCGTCTGACCAACAAGGTCATGGGGCTTACGGAAGCGGGTTCCGGCCTCGGAAGCATCAATGGCCTGACGAAACTGTGCCCACGCTTCGGGAGGAGAAGGTATTGGATCTTCTTCCGATTCCATGTCTATTGCTAAACGTCGGACCTGTCCTACGCGTGGTGGAAATTTTTGGTCCAACGCTATGATTTGTTTAATGGCTTTGTTTACAGGATCGATTTCAATGTCGCTTAAAAAATCCCACCACAACATACATCGTTCTTGAAAGGGTGGACCAGCGGTGGGGAGATTCCAGTTAATGCTAACTCGCTTCACAGCCTGAGCGAGATCGTCCTTGTCCATTGTGATTAGAAGGGTTCGTTGCCATTGGCGTATGTTTCAATGACCTTAAATTCACCCTCTGTTGTTTGAGCATCATCGTAATAAGATAAGAACTGTTCGATATGTTTCTCATCTCTCAAGATCAGTTCTATATCGTCATACTTTTTACCGCTGGGGTTATAGCCCATATGCCATGGGGAAAGTACAACTCCCTGTATGGCTTGTTTGCAGGTTTCTACGTCGTACATTTCAATTGCTTTCATAATCTTACGTCGTCGCTTGTCGCCCAAGACAGGTTTCCTGCCTCGTGCGGATGTTCTACAAGTCACGACCCAGCAATGAAAAACATCTAGTATTTCTTCGAGAGAGGGGTCCATAGGGAAAGAGCCTATGGCACCTCGGGAACAATAGCAACTTACACCGATGTAGTTTACCCGATTTGGGTCAGTTCAGGTTTCGGAGTTGTCTTCCAGTGAGTGAGATCGTGGCTGAATCCACTTCCATTATCCCAGTTGGCCCCTGCCGAACGACCACATCCACTTGTTCCGGGGGAACCTTGAAACGTCCTGCCAACAGGGCTCGGATTTTTTGAGCACTGGCTTCCGCTTCCGACAAACCATCGTCAAAAGGAGTTTCGACGGGGATGGTCAGACTTTGAGAAAGTTCCTCAAAGTCAAATGACTCTAGACACTTAACGCAACCAAGTATACCTGTAGGTGATTTCCGTTTTCTAGTTATGGTATGTCCACACACTAGTTGATGTGCCCAAATTACATGTCCGTATTTGCCAACCTTAGTGATTGACACCGATTCCCTACGCGGGGCATTACGAGGGCTGGTCATCGTGTGAATCACACCAAGCGTCGGCTGATTCTATGGCGACTTTCAAGTCGTCCGACCATGGCAAAGTCAATTGCATCCACCACCCTTCACGAAGCCAAGGAGCAAAATCACTCTCGGCAGGCGCAACCATGTGAAGGCGATGCACTACTCGATCTACTTCTGGCCATAGTCCCTTTTGGTTTTCAATCCAATCGTTAGCCTGTTTCTCGGCTTCCTCATTTTCAGGATCTATTAGAAATTTGTGTATTGCTCCACAGCCCTGTCGTGGGAGTTGCCGCTCGAAGGACGACATTTCAATAGCCTCAATTAAGTCATTCGGTATTTCCAATTTACTATTATCTTCTTTAGTGCTTGGCATTAATTTTCCTCGCAGGTTGTGTCCGACGAATCTTTCCGTATACCCTTTAGAAGCGGCATCGCCCACAGGAGTACACTGTAGAGGCTCATACCAGCATACCTAACACCAAGGACTTTGGTCAACCGGAGAGGAGCGACCATGTTTTCACGAATCGCCGTTGGGGTTCTCCTAACTATTTTTGCATCGACAGCATCCTGCTTCAATGGCACAACTACCGGAAACGTTACTCCGATCAGTGGCCAGAACAAGGTTGTAACTGCCATACCGAAACCTCCAGCAACCACCACCACTACCACCAGCACCACCAGCACTACGATCGCGATCGTGCGCCCGACCGTCGTGACGGTAACCACGACGAGTACAACAATAGGTACGACCACGACCAGCACGACGCTTGCACCAGAAGACCCAGCCCCGGTTGACACCTACCGGTATTACGAACGCAGTCCCCGAGTGGTCGTCCTCCAAGAAGAACTAGGGATGCGATCCATTGACGGTATCTACGGGCCTAAGACACGCAAGGCTCACATCGAATCGCTTGGTGGCCCGCACGCCCTCCTCTTCCAGAACTACCCACAATTCGGTCAGTCGCTGACGCCGTGTTCACACGGATGCCTACCGAGTGACGAACACTACGAACTCCCCACCTTGGGAGAACTGATCAACGAATATTTCAAGCCTGAGGACAGGGCGTTGGCTCGCATGGTCGCCTTCTGCGAGTCCAGCGGGCAGACTCATCATGTTGGTTCAGAGGTGGTGTCCGATGCTCTCGCCGTCGGCTGGTTCCAGCATCTCGCCAAGTATTGGGCGGAAAGATCCGAAAGAGCCGGGTGGGGTGACTACCACCCGTTCCACGGACGAGCCAACGTCGCTGTGGCGGCGTGGTTATTCTATAGCAGCGGGATCCACCACTGGAACCCAAGTAAATCATGTTGGGAGGACACGCCACATGAATAAAGAATTGATCGAATCAGATGAGACCAAGGATGTCTACAGCACCCCCTTCGGAATCCTCACCGTCTACAAGCAGGATCAGCCGGGAATGAAGGGTGGTAAAGCGGGAACAAGTCACACTGTCCTACATGAGGGTCAGCCAGCCCCCCGTCAGATGAAACTAAAAAAGAAATATCGGGGTCGGTCGTGAGTATCGACCCGAACTGGCTTGACGTAGACGCCAACCATCCACCACCCCCTCCGCATCCAGCGAAATTCACGGCTAAACATCTGAATGAGATTATTGACATTCTCGGAGACAATCACAAACTCGTGATTTTAGATCCGTTCGCTGGGATTGGGACAATCCACGATCTGCCATATATGACAGCAGGTATAGAGATTGAACCGGAATGGGCGTACCAACGAGCAGGTACCGCTGTGGGCAGCGCTTTAAGAACAGGCTATGAGAGTGAATACTTCGATGCCGTAGTTACTTCACCCTGTTTCGGCAATCGTATGGCTGACCACCACGAGGCCAAAGACGACAGCAGACGGCACACTTACCGGCATTACCTCGGTCGGAAACTGACTAAAGGCAGCGCTGCGGGGATGCAGTGGGGTGAGGACTATAAACACTTCCACACCGAAGCATGGTTAGAGGCTAAGAAGATTCTTAAAGTAGGTGGACATTTAATAATAAATATCAAAGATCACATCAGGGGCGGACAAATACAGCATGTTACGCAATGGCACGCAGAAACATGCAGAACTATGGGTTTCGAACAACAGGACACACGCATTATCCCGGTTTCTGGACTAACCCATGGAGAAAATGCCGAACATCGGATACCCCATGAATCCCTACTGGTTTTCTCCAAGCCAGAAAAACTTACGACCTGAGCGGGTTGTGAATCGCACAATCGGTTGGTACCCTTCCGGTTGTGACTACTAATAAACTACGCGCCAAGATCAGACACAATGGTAAAGATATCCATTTAGGATATTTCAACACCAAGGCACAGGTGAATGCCGCCTGCGTGGCAGGACACGCCGCCTTGAGTCGTCTAGATCAAATCAACGGAGATCATCGCTGTCCTCCACAAAGATTACCTAACCCCAAGCGCCTAATTGAAATTATTGAGCAAGGCTTATATGACATCGCGATAGAAGAAGTTGCTGACAGTGCAGCAGCGAGACAGCGATTTGCCAACAGGTTTAAAAACAGTCGCCTCTTTCCAGTTCCAGAGTCATACAAATTCAAAGGATCGCGTCTCAAGACAACGTAACAATAATGTAACTTCATAAGTTAGGACTAAATATGTTAAAAGCATTCGTAGCCGCTATCATTTTCGGCTCCGTTCTAGCAGCCACTCCCGCCAGCGCCAGCCACGACACGATCTACTCGCCCTGCGGAACCGAATACGGGTTCATACACATGACCTACGACGAATGGGCCGCGCACATCACCACAATGGAAGCCGACGGCACCATCCCGCCCGGAGTCGTGTTCCGTTACAACGAAGCACTCCACGGCGGCAAAGGTCTAGAAGACCCAAGAATAGTATGGGCCAGAAACCTCACCGACGGACAAATCCTGTCCATAGACGACTGGGCAAACGGCAACTACCCCGAAATCGAAGCCCTCATGTTCAGTTCAGGACTAATCCCCGAATGGATCCTAGACGCCAACAAAACAGTACGAAGGTTCAACGACCCCTACTGGGCACAAGCAAACCCGATGACCCCAACCTTCACCGTCTGGCAGTCGCTCTGTATGGGCAACTACGGATATTCGATACCGGTCATGGAAATCAACGACGACGGCGTGTGGGTATCGAACCTTCCGACGACCACCACGACGCCGCCCACCACCACGACGCCGCCCGATCCCGAACCGGACAATGAACCGATACCCCAACCAGAAGTTCCCGCCCCGACGACCACCGCAGTGGCCCTCACAGAAGCCCCCGGAGTGACGCCGGAACAAGAACTGCCAAAGGTTACCAACGCCAATGACGGAGAAACAACCCCGACGATAGATGATGCGCCGTACACGCTGTTCGACGCAGAATGGGACGGATACCCGTTTGAAGCCACGGTGCGACTCTTAGAAGGTCGCTATCCGGTCGGAGTGGAAGGTAAGACCTATTTCAAACTCTCTGCCGCGGTTGACTATCTTCGTGCGGGTGGTATGGTCAGAGGGTTAGACAATCTATGGTCTGGACAACAGGCACATCAGCATGACTGACTTCCACATGCCCGACTCATTCTATGACCCTCCCGACGAGGAAGAACCCTGCGAAGAATGTGAGAACGCAGGGTGTAAATACTGTGATGCTCAAATGGCATACGACGAATACTGCGACCGTGAGGCGCAGGCGAAGAAGGACGGGGAAAGATGACCCATCCGATGATCTGTGGCATCCACAACGGGCGTGGGGAGGACTAAGTTCGGGAACTTTCTACCCGGATTAAGGAACCACCTGTCTCACTGGTATCGGATCTAGTCCTACCGCATGCCCACGAGTACGACGGGTTTTTTCCCAGCCTCCCCTTTCCACCAGAAGGGTAGAAGGCAGGGGTGTGGTCCCCGTCAAGGTGGTTCCGTCCTCCCCCGTTTTCCTCATAGGCAAGTTGTTTTTTGACTAGCACCCCGCTAGCCTGCACAGGGCGGGCCAACCCCCCCAAAGCAATCAATTCAAAAAATATTTTTGGAATCAGGAAACAGGGGCGGCATAGTCGTCCTACGGAAAGTATTAATCAGAACTGAGGTTCAGAACATGTATGTGTACATCAAAAGTGGACACCCAGAAGGCAAATGGCTAGTGGGTTTCTACATGACCAAATACAGCCACGACAACAAGCCATACAACGAATTCATAACAGAATCCGACTGGACCAACCAAAAAGACGCCGCCTGTAGAGTCAACTACCTCAACGGAGGAACCGGCGAACCACAAAAACGCCCAACCCCATATTACGACGCATGGCGAAACCCATACAAAACAGCACACAATGGCTAGAGAAAAATACGAACTCAGCCAAATCATCGGTAACCTCACCAGCCCACACATGTGGGTACACTGGGTAGACGAAAACGGCGAACAACACCACACCCCAAAATCATTAGCAGCAATCATCCCAAAAACGGCCAAGATCATAAAGGACCAAACATGACCGAAGAAGCCACCATCACCGAAGAAACCCCACCCACCGCAGGAAAACAACTCATCGAAGAAATCGACAACTTCCTCAAAACCGTCACCACCCGACACAACATCCCCGCAACCGAAATCCAAGACCACCTACTAGACATCAGAGCAATCGCCCAAGCACACACCAACTAGCCCACCATCGGATAAAACAATCCGAACCAAAGCGAACCCCAAAAAACCAATCGCGCCCCCCCAGACGGGGGCCACACCGTCGAAAAGTTGGACCTCTTTTATTGCGGGTGGATAGGGGCAATTGCGTGTGGGTAGGTGGGGGGGGTACCCCTGCCCCCCACCCATCGAACACCCGTTCGCCCTTGACCCCCTCATCGAACACCCGTTCGATCATGCCTCCCCATCGAACACCCGTTCGACCCTCCGATCGAA